ATTGCCAGGTATTCTACTGAATTGATTTAAATCATAAAAATATTGTTCAAAAATATCTAGCTGCGCTTGATTAGCTAATAAGTTAAACTCTTGAGGTGTTATATAACCTCTTTGCTCTTTATTAGCTATTGCTAAAACTCTTTGATATACTGTATCTATACTTACTGCCATAATTTCTTTTTATATAGTGTAGTCACCTCATAGAGATGACTACTCTATAAGTGATTATTATTTTAATCTTTTTTCTATGCTTTTGTAAATTTCTAAACCTTCATCGGTTTTAAAAAATGCAGCTAAAGCAGAGTATGGGTGTTCGTCAAACGGTACAGTCATAACTTTTCTACCGTTACTAACCCAATTAAATGTTCTCTGATCATCAGACAACTTTAATATATTTGCCTCAACAGCTTTAATACCAAAGTTTCTAACTTCTACATTTTCATCATTTACTAAGTCAATAAATAATTTAGGGTTTTTCTTAGCAAATACTAATACGTCCCTTTTTATTTCCTTAGAAGTCATTTCTGAAACTGAACTTCCTTGTTCAACTCTTAATATAGCTTCAGCGTGATCTAATTCTAAACTCTGTGCTATATTTAAAGCTTCTATTTCCATTTCAATATCAACTAGATCATCTTGTGCCTCTTGAACAGCGTCAAATTCACTGTAAATAATATTACTTGATGGATGATATATTGATAATAATTTTTGTAATGTTTGTTTTTCTTTTGGAACGTTTAAAATTCCATCTTCAAAAACAATGTGACCTAATCTAGCTTCACCTTTAAATTCATCTACAAAAGGTGTTTTTTGATTAAGTGTGTATTTTAATTCTCTTTCGTACCCTTTTTCTTCGTCGTACCAAAAGATTGCCTTGCTTTTTATTGTGCAAGTTAGTGGAGATTTACCATTTAAAAGATAATAAGTTCTATCTTTAACCTCCCATTTGTTGGTTTCTTTTTTTGCCATGATATAATAAAATTAAATATTAAAAAAAAATAAAAGGGCTAGGTGCCGAAGCACCTAACTCTTTTAAAAATATATACTAGTTAAATAACATAAAGTTATTTGCACCTTGTACTACCAAGCATCTTTCAGATAGGTAGTGAACTTCCATCTTGTCAATGTCAGTTGTGATGTTTCCACCTACTGAACCTACGATCCAAGTTTTCATTCTTCTATCATCAGCTTGTGAAGCTCTGTATCTAACGTGTAAGAAAGGTCTTGTTAAGTTTCTACCAAGAACTTCATCATAAACAGATGAAGTACCAGCAGGAACGATAACACCTCTTATATCGTTATCACCGAAAGCTCCTCTTGTACCTTGATCATTTAAGTATTTCCAGTCTTGCTTGTAGAAGTCATAAGAACCTCTTCTAAATCCTGTAAATCCTAAATTAAGAGCCATGTCTTCAGAGTTATTAAATACTCCGTAAGAAGTACCACCAGAACCATAAGAGTTCTGAGCTGCTAACATATCATCAATTGATAATGATACTTTTCTGTTAACATATAACATGTTTTCTTCAATTGCTCCTTGACCATCAAATTTTTTGAGTATTTCATCAAAATCATCTAAATCCTCAGCTGCAGTGTTTCCGTCAACACCAGTTGTAGTGTGACCTCTATCTTCTATAGCCGCGAATAAACCTTCAGTACCATCAGGTACGCCACCAGCTGCACTTGCTGCTTTCTTTTCTGATTCTACTAGAGACATCTCTAAGTAATCAGCAAATCTAGCTCTAGTGTCACCTTCAGCTTTTAGATACCACAAGTATCCATTTTGTCCGTCTTCACCAGTTACTTCAACCCAACCTACTTGAGAAGCGTCAGATCCTGAAACCTGATACATGTCTTTAATTATAATTGGTTTGTTAGTAAATGATTTAAAAGAAGGAGCTATCGCTTCAGTTCTACCTGCAACACCTTTAGCAAATTCAGAACCGTAAACTAATACAGTTACAGAGTTACCATCGCCAAAAGATGATCCAGTTCCTAGGTTAGCTTGCGCATAAGGAAGAGCCGTGATAGTAGTTGCACTTGGAACAGCTGAAACATAGCATTTTAATGTTGCAGCAGCCTTGTGTACAAGAATAGTATCACCTACTCTAATTTCATGAGCTGAGCCAAATGTAATTAAACCAGAAGACGCAGTAGTTACAGTAGCTGCAAGCTTAATATGTAATCTACCTTGTTCTGACCAAATTACTTGATCTGATGTCATTGCTTCTTCAGCGCCGACCATTTCTAAAAATCCAGAGATAGTTCTTTTTCCGAACACCTCTGCTTCTGCCTCCATCAAATCTGGTAGATACTGCTGTGCCCAACCCGCTGTGCCAGACGCAGTAAAATCTATATAATTTGATGAGAGTGTTTGTTTTGCCGGAGCAGGAACCGAATTTAAATTCGACCCGCCCGAGGGAGTTATTACTGCCATTTTTTATTATATTTTGTAATGTTAAACTTATTTTTTAATCTTGAATCGAATTTTAGATGGTGAATCACCACTTACAGCTCTAACTTTAATTCCACTCGCTTGAACATCTGTTGATGCTTGACGCGGTGTCATATCTACATTTTTAGCATTAGCCATACTATGTTTTATACCGTCTGCTCTACCTTGTTCATAAAAATGATTAGCTACAGCGTCAGCATTCATAGCGGTAAATAAAGATTTATGATAACCAACTGCGTCGCTCATCATATTCTTTTTATCAACAAAACGCTTTACAAAATTGTTAATATCGCTTTGAGTTGATTTTACCTCGCTAGTATTTTTAACGTTAAATCTGTATCTTTTGTCGCCAACGTTGTATTCAAAACCTTTAAAGTTATCATTGAAAACGTCATTAGTTTTATTGACAAAAGTTGTTTGTTGAGTTTTAAGTGTCTTATCACTCTCTTGTTTCTCATCATTGTATCTACTAAAAAAATCAATAGCTTTTTGCTGTTCTGAAGTTAACTTAACCCCACTTTTGATTTCTGTATAGTATTCGGATTTTAATTTATCCATATGGCTTCTGGCAGAAGCAACTTGCTCTTTAAAAGCCAATTTCTTTCTAGTTACATCTCTTGGATCGTCAACCTCTTCATCATATGTGAAACCGTCTTCCATTAAAAAGTCAATTTCACCTGATGTTAAATGAGGTTTTGTTTGTCTGTAATATTCTCTCAACACAGCTGTATCATCATACTTACTGTAGTCTTGATTTAATTTAACGTAATCCTCAAGATCACCACCAGTTTCTTCCATAAAGTCTACAACTTTTTGAATGTTCTCTGGTAACTTAGGTTGTGGCGGTTCTACTTCTTCTTGAGTTTCCTCAACCACATCCTCTTTAATCTCTTCTTTACTTTCTGTTTTAGTTTCTTCTTCTTTCACCTCTTCTAATATAGGTGTTTCTTCTTGCTCTTCTTTTTCGTCTTCTACTTCATCTTTTACTTCTTCTAAAACAGCTTCTGAAGTTTCTTCTACTTTTTCCTCTGTAGTTTCTTTAACTTCTTCTTCTTTATTTGGTTCGTCTTTGTCAACCTGTCGTAAATCAACTTTTATTATTTCATCTTTGTTGATTTTTTTCATTTTAGGTTTTACTTTAAACTTAACCTCTTCTTTTGGTTTAGCTTGTTGAGTTTCATCAATTTTCTCAACAGCCTCCTCTGCTTTTTTTACATCTTTTTTAGCCATAATATAATATTATAAAATTAAACAAATCATCTTGGCTCAAACATACCTAAATCAAAATCGCCACTAAGTATATCATTACTTGTAGACTCAAATTTTTTAGGTGGTTTGCCAGTTTTTCTTTGGTCTATTAATTCAGATTGCTGCGATGCTTGTATTCTAGTACGTTCATCTTTACGATCTTCTTTATTAGACTCTTTAGTTTTTAATGCCACGATCTCCATATCTTTTAACTTCATGTTAATTTGAAACTCGTGGTTCATTAATTCTTTTTTCAACATAGCCTCGCTTTGTAGTTTCTGCGTGTCTAGTTGAGCTTTAGCTTGCTCTAGTTGTATTTTGCTCTGTGTTAAAGCTTGTTGCTTTTGAACTTCAGCTTGAGCAGCAACCTGCTGTGCTTGTGCGTTAGCTTGCGATTGTACTTGTATGTTTTGCTGCTGGATCATCTGATCTCTTTCAATTTTCTTTTTACGCCTTAATTTTAGTAATTGATTAGCAAGTTTTAAATTTTTAATTTCTCTAACGTCTATAGCATCTTCTAGCTCTATGTTTTTCTGCGCTATAGCAACTTGTATGTTGTTTTCAAGTAACTGTTTTTCTTCTTCATCTGGCGCTAACTCTATAAATATTCCAAAATCATATAGGTGTAAATTTTGCATCTCTTCTAAAGTACCTACGTTGTGAGCACCTATAGCTTGTATAAACGCATCTTTTGTTGGTGCATATTCTATTATATCAGATATTCTAAGTGATAAAGACTCTGCTAGTTCCGATGTTAAAAATAAACC